GGTGTGACAAATCAACCCTGAAATAGGGTTGACGACTCGACACGACAACAGTTTCTTCTAAGTTGTCATGATTTAGTAAGTCTAAAACTGTTCCACACCGAATTTCAAAGAAATTTTGAAAAACGATACGGAAAGTTCTTGAATTGGACAAGGCTTTTCCTGTCATAAGGCAAGATTGTGCTTGTGTGCGCTCTGACCGAACCGGTGGGCAAGGACTGGAGCATAGGAAGGACCATTTAGTATGGGCTTAGTCGGGCACAAGTGAACCGTGGGGTCCAAAAGACTGCTTACCGGCTTGTGCTTAGGGCTTAGTCCTGAAATTTGCGTAGTACCCCAGCTTCTGTTCTTACCTACTTAAAGGGAAATAGACGTGGACACTAGACTACATGGAAAGACATGTTGACACAGAATGAATAGTATTCTACAACCAACAAAACTCAACATTTATGAAGACACCAGACAAACCTGAACAAGTAATTATCCGACACCCATTTAGTAATTTTAGTGAAAGATGTGGTCCATAATTTTCTCAGTCTACTGGCCTGAAGCCATTCAACTCATTGCTGCTACATTTTGGATGTGGGCAGCCTTCATTATTGTTTTCCCTGCCATGCTCATACTTCATGGCTTGGCAGACGTTATGTTCATTTGTTTATTTTCTCTCCTAGTACTACGCTCCTATGGAGCTAGTTTGATATTTATTTTCTTTAAGTTCTCTATGTGGGGCACCAGCCCTGCATTCAACATTGCAGACCAATTGAGACCCATAGTCACGGGGCTTGAGAAGTGGCTAAACATAGACCTCATGAGCCATTATGAGAGAGCCATAAGGGACTACTCATTGTCCCCCTGGTCACTTCAGTTTTTGATCATTTTCATTATCAGCAAATATTTTCTCAGACGTCAAATGGATTTCGCGAAAAGTTTGCTGTGGGCATTGTTGATATCAAACGTCCTCGGCCCCACTGCAGGCTCAAGGTTTGTTAAGGCAGTCACGAAAGTTTTGCCTAGGTTTCATTTGAGCCATCTAAGCTACTTAGCAATGGCATTCAGAAGGCCATGGTTGAGACTAGTGCTCGAAGAAGTGACCCCACCAATAGAAGACCGTATGTACAGGAGCGTCCTTGCTCTCAGGGCTTTAAAATGGTTGGGTGCCATGGGTTTCATGTTACCGAGTGACTCTCCCACGGCAAGAAGGTCACGTATTGGCACCTTATCGCAACTCCTGCAGATTGGAGGCAAGATTGTCAATGATTTTGATCTCCCAGCTTTCATCCGGTCTCCTTATCAGTCACGTTTGACTGAAGTCGAGACAATAGACTTGATGAAATCTTTGGGATACCCCACGAATGCGCAAGTGCAAATACATGTGCCTTCAAAGTCTGGCCAACAGAACAAACCTTGGTGGATAGGGAGGTCTGACTGGAAAATGCATTTGCCAATGTTTAAAAGTTTTATTCAGGAAGAACTAGAAGATTTCCGTAAGTTGAGAAACTTGCCGGTCTTTAAACATTCTTACACGTACGGCACTTTGGACTCGCAAGTGGAATCTATAAGCCGTTACTTTTATGAAAGTCCTGTCAGCATGACTTTGACCAAGGATGACTATGACATAGTCTGGGATTTGGTAAAAGACATATATGCAAACTCCCAACTGGCACCAATTTCTGAGATTTACCGAAAATGGGATAAGAAAATGAATGTAGGAGTTTTTGCAAGCTCAAGAGAAAAGTTTACCAAGTTCGGAAGTGCCAAGAAAATGCCAAGATGGGAATACATTAGGCTCATGGGTGGACACAAAAAAGTTATAAAACAGTGGTATGCATTTTTCAAGCACTATCCAAGGATGGAAAACTTTGCTCAGTATTTCACGAAGGCGGAATTCTTGCCTCCTAAGAAGTGGTTGAATGACGTGGTCCGCACTCCAGTCGCTTCAATGTTACCACAGTACGTGTCACAAATGGTCTGGTCAGGTGTTCAGAATCACCGTTTCAGGCCTTTTGAAACACCTGTGAAAATCGGGCTACCCATCAATGGGACTAACCTGTCAAAAATCTACGCACTTCATGAAGTGACAGGTGGCAAAGATGGTGCCACTCATTTTGCTGGGGACTGCTCTGCGTTTGATTCCACGTTAACAGGGCCAGTCCTTGACGTGATCAAACACGTACGAAAGAGAGGGTTCAAAGACCACCGTGCTGTGAAAGGCAATATCATGGCTGGTGGACAGGAATTACGCGGGAATTGAGAAGAGCCTGCTTGTTTCATCCAACACTGGCGACATAGCACGGAAAGGCAGTGGCTTGATGACAGGGCATGCGTCAACTAGTGCGGACAATTCTCTTGCCATGGTGGCACTTTATGCCTTGGCATGGAGGAAGCTAACTGGCACTGGCTCACAAGAATTCCTCAAATATAATACTTTGAGTGTGTACGGAGATGATCATATTTTGTCCATTGCTCGGAATGCTCCTGTGCAGTGGACTTTCCCCAATGTGCAATCTTACCTTGCTTCTTGTAACATCACTTTACGTGAAGAAGTGCAGACAGGAGGGAAAGGAACAAAATTGGAATCCATTCCATTCTTGAGCAAGATGGCAAGAAAACCCTCTGCGGAGGAAGCGCATTTGTTTGAGAGCCTTGGAATCGAGGTCCCACGGTGGACTATCTCACATGATCGGGAAAAGTTGTTGGGCAAAATGACTGCCCAGTTGCCGAACCAAAATCCATTGGCACGGGCAAAAAGAATGCAGTCTTACCTGTATTTATGTGCGCACAACCCAGAGGCATACGAGGCACTCACCGTTGCCCTCAACACGTTATTTGGAAAGTTTCCAAAGGTTGAAAAAGAACTTGGGAAATACACTCCCTCTTATGCTAGAGTGCTCAAAGTGTGGTATGACCCTGAGAGTGCACCCAAAATTGATGAGGATCACCTGGTAGGGGATGATGATGGTGTGTCTGCCTACGGTGGCCTGACGGCCATGGACCAATTCCTTAATGCCACGGCAGCCCTGCCAGACTACTTTAACCCTATTATGAAAAACAACGGTTGGGTGAAGTCAATCCAACAACTTGCTGGCACTTCTTTGTTCTGGCCAAACGAGCTGATCCAAAGGACTAATTCGCATGTCAGTGATGCCCAAGTGTCAAGCAGCCTGCGGAAAAGTTGCTATTCTTTCCTGGAGCATAGGGGCACTGTCCCCTCGTCGGGGTCCACCCTCTTAACGTTGCTCTTGAGGCATTGGCTTTTCATATTGATGACACCTAGGTCCTCAACGGATGCAATCTCTTCAGTGACCAAAGTTGCAGACGGCGTGTCTGCTAGTGCTGCACGTTGGAATTTTGTCTTGCTAGCCAAAGACACGTACAAACTCGAGAGCGCATCTCTTCATCTGAAAGAGACTTTGTTCTTATGGATTTTAGGGTTCCTTGAAGTTCCTTTCGAACTTCCAAGTGTGTTTTACTCGTTAAGGATCCCT